GATATTTTGTTGGAATGTTGTAGAATATGCATGAAACAGTACAGCCCAGATTTGTTTTTAGATCTAGACGAACATATTGATCTTAATACCCTATACGATATTATTGAAATTGCTGCGGGAATTAATATAAAACAAAAAAATAAAGAAGGTGAAAACTCTGACAAAGAGGAAACAAAACCAATTAAAGAAATATCAAAAGACAAAGATGAAGGTTGGTTTGATTTAGATTTAGCAAAACTAGAGTCAGAGGTTTTTACTTTAGGCATATGGAAAAACTATGAAGAGTTAGAAGCATCTCTTTCTATTCCAGAATTAATGCAAACCTTGTCTTCAAGAAGGGATTTAGATTATGAAGAAAAAAAGTTTTTGGCAGCAATTCAAGGAGTAGATTTAGACAAAAACGCAGAAAATGGCAAGGGACAAAAAGAATGGGAAGACATGAAAGCAAGAGTCTTTAGTGGGGGACAAACAAGTGACGGTAATGACGTATTATCATTGCAAGGTCCTAATGCAGCAAGAGCAGGGTTTGGTATTGGAATGGGCTTAGATTATGAAGATTTAACTAAAAAATAAACGTATTCATGATATAATTAACTAACTTAACAAAAGGAGAAAGAAATGGCAGCAGCAACAAAAGCAGACGAGAATGTGGTTGTTCTTATTGACGGAACAAAAGTTTCAGTTAGACCTTTAAAGATTTCCCTACTCCGTCCTTTTATGAAGAAATTTGAGGGTATTGCAGCAGTAGCAGAAGACAACGATAAGTCAATGAGTATTCTTATGGAATGTGTTCAAATTGCTATGCAACAGTATAAGCCTGATTTATCAGAAGACCTAAAGTCTCTTGAGGAAAATCTAGACTTACCTACAGTTTACAAAATTATTGAAGCAGCATCTGGAACCAACATGTCAGATAGTGCTTTAATTAATATATAAAATAAAGTAAAGAGGTGCTATGAGTGGCTGATGTACAATCCAATATTGAGGTTAATCTTGACGCCTCTCAAGCACTTGGACAATTAAAAGCACTTCAAAGACAACTTGCAAATTTTCATGCTTCAGTTGCAACTACAAGTTCTGCAGCAGCAAAAGCACAGGCAAGTCTACAAACCAATCTTATAAACTCAGTAAATGCTACTGGAAAATTTGCAGCAGGTCTTACAACAATAACAAGTTCTGCGGATAGTTTTACTGATTCTTTAGAAAGAAACAAGTTTTCTACCAGAGAATATTTTAGATATGCTGGCGGTGCAACAAAAACATTTAGCAGACTATTTAAACAAGAGTATGACACAATTGGCAAGGTATCAGAAGAACGCCTTAAAACAATGCAAACCCAATATATTAAAATGGGTAGAACAGCAAATGGTGCAATTCAATCAATAGCAATAAGACCACTTGCATTGGACATGGATCATTTAGCAACAAAGACTGCTCTTGCTGCACAGAAACAACAATTGTTTGGACAACTATTAAAACAAGGTTCTACTAACCTATTAAACTTTGGTAAAAATACACAATGGGCTGGCCGTCAGTTAATGGTTGGTTTTACTGTTCCACTAACAATGCTTGGATCTACTGCAGGCAAAACATTTATGGAATTGGAAAAACAAGCAGTTAGATTTAAACGTGTTTACGGAGAAATGTTTACTACTTCTGGTGAAACAGAAAAAGCATTTAAAGAAATTGAATTACTAGCAAAATCATTTACAAAGTATGGTGTTGCAGTTGAAAAAACAATGGAGATGGCTGCAGACGCTGCTGCTAGTGGAAAAATGGGTGCCGAATTAATGGCACAAGTTGCAGAAGCAACAAGGCTTGCAGTTCTTGGTGGAGTTGAACAAGCAGATGCTTTAGCAACTACTATATCTTTAACTAATGCATTTGGAATTGAAGCAGACAAACTAAAAAATAAAATTGATTTTCTTAATGCTGTAGAAAACCAAACAGTTTTAAATATTGAAGATTTGACTATAGCAGTTCCTAAAGCAGGACCAGTTATTCGTCAACTTGGTGGAGACGTTGAAGATCTTGCATTCTTTATGACTGCAATGAAAGAAGGTGGAATCAATGCTTCAGAAGGTGCTAACGCATTAAAGTCTGGTCTTGCATCATTAATTAATCCATCAAAGAAAGCATCAGCATTTCTTTTAGATTTAGGCGTTAACATTAATGGAATTGTTGAATCAAATAAAGGTAACATTAAAGATACTGTTATTCAGTTTGCACAAGCACTTGACACACTTGCACCACTAGAAAGATCAAGAGCCATCGAACAATTGTTTGGTAAATTTCAATTTTCACGTTTATCAACATTGTTTCAAAACGTTACACAAAGTGGAACCCAGGCTTCAAAAACATTAGGTTTAGCAGGAGCGTCAATAGAAGAACTTGCAATTCTTTCAGAAAGAGAACTTGCAAAAGTAGAAAATGCAACTGGAACTAAATTTAAAAAATCATTGGAAAATCTTAAAGTTTCACTTGCTCCAGTAGGAGAGCAATTCCTAAAAGCAATAACTCCAATAGTAGAATTTATTGGAAAAATATTAGAAAAATTTAACGGGCTTGGAGAGGGAAGTAAGAAAGCAATTGTAATGTTAATTGGAGCAGTTGGATTAGTTGGACCAGCACTGCTTATGACTTTTGGTTTGATTGCTAACGGTGCAGCAAATATTATTAAATTATTCTTAACACTAAGAAATGGATTCTTAGGATTAGGAAAACAATCTAACTTTTTAGGTAATCAGACTAGATACATGTCTTCGGAACAAATTGAAGCAGCAACAATTGCTACATCCCTTAATCAATCACACTCAAGATTAATTCAAACTTTTACAGCAGAGACTGCAGCAGCAACTGCTCTAGCAGCAGCATACCAAAAAGCAAACGTTGCAGGAATAAATTTTGCAAGAATAAATCCAGGAATGATGAAGGGTGGATTGGGTCCAAAGAAATTTGCATCAGGAGGTTGGGTTCCAGGAACGGGAAATAAAGATACAGTTCCAGCAGTATTAACTCCAGGAGAATTTGTTGTAACAAAAGATGCAGCACAAGAAAATAAAGGATTTTTACAAAGATTAAATAAAGGCGGATTTGTTTTACGTAATGATGGAACTCCAACATTTAAAAACATACAAGATCCTTGGGCTGGAGAAGTAAAGGGAGGGCCAAAATACGATCCAACATTGCCAAAATTTGTACCAGGATCAATAGAATATGCTAAAGCCTTTGTTGCACAACAGGCAGAGGAAGCAGAAAGTGAAAGACGTAGAATTGAATTTGAAAAAGACATAAGAAAAAATCAAAGCAAACGACCAACCAAAAAACCAACACCAGTAAACCGAGATTGGGTTGCATGGGCAGCCGATCAGGATGCCAGAGAAGCAGCAGCAAAGGTTGCAAAACACGCAAAAAAAGTAGCAGAAAAAGAAGCATACAGGGCAAAAAAATATAAACAAAAAGAAATTTTAAGACAATTTAGACCAGGAATAACAGAAAGAGAAATAGGATATGCTAAAACTCTTGCTGCAAAAACTCAAGATCAAATGGCACTTAAAACCCAAAGCCTATTTTTAGGATTGCCAAATAGCAATAAACAAGTTCAAGATATAAGAAAACAAGATGCAGTATTGGATTTAATTAATAATGAAGTTAGAAGTAGCAATCTTGATAAAATTAGACCAACAAACTTTGGAAAAATAGTTGCAGAATCAACTGGAAAAAGTTTTCCAGTTCCTGGAATTGGTGGCATTTATGAAAGACCAGATGGTTCTAAAGTTTTTGTTAAACCATTTTTAGATGAAAAATCTGCTGTAGCAGAAATGCGTGGAACAACAATTGCAAGAGATGTTCATGGATTAGTTTCACCAGAACAAAAATTAGCCACAATGATTGATCCAAATAATCCAGGTAGAAAATTAATTGTTTTACAATCCCCATTTGATCCAAAGTTTGCAGAAATGACTGGAGAATTTACAAAGTCTGACTTTGTTAAACAGGCAGTTGCTTCTGTTATTAGAGGAGATAAAGATTTATCAAAATCAAATGTATCTGGAAACCGTCTTCCTGATGTAGGAACTGCCGGAGTTTTTGCAACGGCATCTGCAAAACTTCCTGGAGAAAGACAATTTGGAGGCCTACTACCAGTAAAAGATCAAGCATTAGTAAACTTCTTAGGAGTTAGTGGCGGTGCAAAAAGATATTTTGCTGATGCCACAAGACCAATAGCACAATCAATGACTCCTGCACAATATGAAAAAGCAATGTTAGCAGAATTAGATAGAGTACTTCCTAAATTAAAATCTACTATTGCAGGTTTTGGTACTCTTAATCCAGAAGAAAAAGTTGCTTACGCTGCAATGGTTCAAAGAGTTGAAGATGCCAAGAAAATTGATTGGAAAGAAATTCATAAAGTACACATTGAAGCAAAGGTTCCAAAAATTAAAAAACCAAAAATTAAACCTACTGAACAGAAAGGAGAAAGAGGTCATAGGGTTTCAATTAAAGATCCAGCATTTAGAAAGTTGTTGGTTGCTAGAGGATTTAAAACAAAATTTGATGGAACTGCAACACGAGCAGGAGAAGGTCTTGGTGCGGAAATGTTGCACACTTCAACAGGAAATCCAAAACATTATCATTCAGCAACAAACCCTCCTCGCCCTCTTCTTGCAAATCTTAAACAAAATGCTGGCCGAACAGTGTTATTAAATCATCCATTTAATCAATTGTCAGAAACAATTAGACAAGGAAAAGGTAGGCATCCTTTAACAGGAATGCTTCCAGAAACATATCCTTATAATTTAGAAGAAGCAAAACAATCAGCAAAAATAATACAAAATGAAATAAAAAGACGCAGAGACCTAGAAGTATTACGTCCCCCAGTACCCACCGACAAAATTAGACAAAGCAATATAAATTTTATAAAAAACTCAGGAAATGCAGTGCTTATAGAAGCGTTAGCAGATCTTAAATCTCAAATAAAATTAAATCCTACCTCAAGCATGTACAAATCAACAATGGCTACAAGATATGCACTCTCTGGAGCAATTGCTGAAGGACAAGACCATACAGGTCCCGTTTTTAAAAAATTGTATAAGGTTTTTATGGACACTTCTATGCTATCATCAAAAAATCAAAATAAAGCAATGAATCGTATAGTAGATGCCTTGTATGCTAAAGGGTGGACTGATCCTGACACTAACATAGAACATAAACTTGCAGATGCTGGTCAAGGAAGCAGGGGTGAAAATACTCCTGGTAAAGGTGCAGGAAGATCAAGAGGTGCCCAACGTAAAGTAATTCTTACAAAAGATTACGGCAGATTTGGGCAAGGAGTAGACCCAGAAAAAATACTTTCTAGAAGTACTATGGCAAAAGCATTTTCAATGTATCCAGATATGACTCCAGAACAACAACATGCAATGAGAGGCCTTATTCCACGTCCAGATGATGTTAAGTATATGCCACCAGAACTAGTTCCACAAACAACAAAACTGCTTAACTTTTTTAAATTTATGACTAAATCAAAGTTTCGAGGATACAAATTTGCATCTGGTGGTTCAGTTCCAGGGTATGGAGAAAAAGACACTGTACCAGCATTACTAACACCTGGAGAATTTGTAGTAAATAAAAAGGCTACACAAGAAAATGGTCCAATTCTTGAAGCAATGAACTCTGGTAAAGTTGAATATAGAGGTGATGGAACTCGTAGTATATTTGATGACCCTGAGCCTCAACGATACTATCCAAATCCATATAATGAAATTGGACAACCTGGAGAGCGCACAACTGCTGGAGGAATTGTTCTTCCAAAAGGTGTTGACGATCCATTTGCAGATGTTGGAAAAGAATTTGAAAAACAAACAAAAAAATCTGTTAACTCACTTGGAACTTCAGTTGGAGGAAGTATTCAGGGTCTGGGCGAAAGGCTTTCAGAGAAATTTAAAATAATTGCTAACAAGCCAATGAGACCGTCAACTGATAAAGAACTTGATGATTTTGCAAAAAAGTTAGATGCAGAAGCAGCAAATCAATCAACTAGAAGGTTTGGCAGAAAACCTAGAGTCACTCCTGATGCACAAACTCTTGCAGCACAACAAGCAAGAAGTCAAAAAATGATGCAGCGTTCTAGCATGGCAATGTCAGGGGTCATGATGGGAAACATGGCACTAGGCATGATGGGTAATGAAACTGCTCAAAAATATCAAGGAGCACTTGGTGCATTAACTGCAGCAACAATGGCTATGACAATGATTCAAGGTCCAAAGAGTGCAATAGCAGTAGGGCTTGCTGGACTTGCTGCAACATATATTGTTTTAAAGAAACAAAATGAGGCATTATTAAAGAAAACAATAGAAACAACAGTTAATATGGGCGCAGGGGCAAAGTCCATGAAAGAATTGGCAGAGACAACTGGAAAAGTTTCTGCAAGAGAAATTATGGATAGAAGAAGAAATGAAAAATTGTCTCAATTTCAAATTAAAACAGGTAAAAAAACATTTGGAGAATCATTTGTTGAAGGTGAAAAAGGACAACAAATGGTTAAAGATTTTGGACAACGAATAAAAGATGGTGGCCCAGGTGGACAACAACTTGCACAAAGCGAACTAACTGCTCAACTTGCAACAGCAATATCTAGTGGAATTATGACACCACAACAGGCAAGAAGTGTTGCTGCAAACATTGGTGAAGCAATGGGTGATAGAGCACTTGGTATAACTGTAAACGCTAAACTGATTGATTTATTTGGACCAAAAGGTGAAAACCTTCTTAAAGATCCTTTAACAATTAAAACACAACTTATTCAAGATAGTAAAACTAGAATGAATGTTGCAGCCAATGCAGCAAATGCTTCAGGAACTTTTAAAGGAAACAGAGACATGGCATATGGTGCAGGTGGAGGAATTGCTGGAGGTCTAGCAGGAGCAGGAGCAGGTTATGCCGTTGGCATGGGAGCAGCAGTAGCAACTGCAGCAGCAACTGGATCGGCAGTAGGAACTGTAGTGCCAATTGTTGGAACTGCAATTGGAGCCCTTGTTGGAATCGGCATTGGGGCAATGGTTGGTCTTAAACAAAGAAATGACAGAATTGCAAAAGCAACTGGAGCATCAGTTGCAATGCAAAAAATTGCTTTAGAGCAAGGCCAAGAACTTTTAGATTCTTATGATCTTGAAAATCAAAAGAAAATACAATTGCTTGAATCAGAAGGAAAACTTGTAGAAGCAGAAAAATTAAGAGGAGAATATCAAGATGGAAGAGCAAAACTGCTTGCTCAAAATGCATCACTTAATACAGATATATTGAATTCTTATAAAAAAGCAAGTGGAGGAAAGGTACAAGATTTATTATTAAAAGGAGCAAGAAACGCTGCAATTGATAAATATAAAGGAACTGCTCTAGCACCAGTTGCTGAAGAAGCATCAAAACAAATACAAGGCTTAGGATTAAATAAAGAACAAGAATATTTAATTAATATGCAACTGTCTTCTGGTCAGATGGATCCAATGCAAGTATTAAATATGGTTGATATGTTTACTGGAGACAAAGAAGGCGCACAAAAATTTATGGACATAACAACAAGATTTGGTGCAGTAGTTGCAAATGAGGCTATGGCAGTTGCTTCTATGTTTACTGAAAAAGGCACAGGAAAAGATCTAGATAAAATACAAAAAGATCTTGTTTTAAGTATCAAAGGAAAGACTCCTGAAGAAGCACAAAAACTTATAGATTTTTATGGAACGCTTGGAAAAATGGGAACCGTTTTAGACATGGAAGTTGTTGGCAATTATGTAGAAAAAAATAAAATTGGTGCTGCTGCTTTGCGAACAACAATAGAACAGATACAAAAACAAAAAGGCAAGATGACTATGAAGGTCACAACAGAATTGTTAGGAGCAAATTCAAAAGCACTAAGCGCACTAAATACTGATTTAGCATACTACAATAGTCTTCCAGATGAACAAAAAAAGATATACCTTACAGCACTAGTAACTACAACAGAAACTATTGATGTGAATAGTCAAGACTTTAAAAATTTTATGAATGAAAAAGCATTAACAACTGATAAAAATAAAGCAAGAACTTTAACAGCAGATGCAAAAGACAGAAAGTTTGATCCTAAAGGTTATAAAAGAACTATAAAATTAGTAAGTCAAAAACAAGCAGAGGATATGTATAAAACAAACAAAGCACAGAAAATAACTGCTGCATCAATAGAGGCTAGTAAAGCATTTAAACCAGGAGGTAAAGGTGGTGGCACTGGCCAAAGAGATACCACATATGATGACACACTTAAGAAACTTAAACTTGTACAAAATTCAACAATTAATGCAATTGGTGGAGCAGAAGAATTAAAAAAAGTAATGGGCAAAAACGCATCATTGACACAATTTCAAGGTATTGATCAAAAGTTAATGGCAAATGGACAAGTAAGCAGAGATTTCTTAGACTTTGTAGATGCTATGAGCCCACAAGGATTGCAAGAAGATTTAGCCGATATTGCTACTGGTGCAGGCACTGCTTCAATGAAATTAACTACATTAGGAAATGCATTAAATAAAGCATTTACAGCAATTAAATTGGGAGAATACCAAACCCAACTAACAGATAGACTTTCTGCAATTAAAAATCAAGTAGGGGCTATGTCTGTTTTGCGTGGTGCTGGATTTAGTTATGCAGAGGCTATGGAGTTAGCAAGTGATCAAACCCTTGCACTTGCTATTGCAAATAAAGAACTTTCCCCTGAGCAACTTAAAGAATTAAAAAATCAAACAAAAGAATTAACTAGAGCACAAAAAGAGTATGAGACAGTTACAAAGATAGCATTAATGGATGAGATGGATGGACAGGTTGCAAGATTTAATGTAGTTGAGAAATTTGTAGCATTGCAAGAAAAACTAATTGAGAACCAATATGTTCTTGAGCAATCTAAATTAGAAACAAAACAAAATGATAATAACTATAATTTAGATTTAATTTCAAGACAAGAAGATAAGATAAATGAAATTTATGATAAACAAATATCAGCATTAGAGGAAATTAATAACTTAACTGAACGAGCAAATGAACTTCAGTCTAGAAAATTAGACATTGCCTCTGCTTTTGCAAGTGGGGATATGGGAGCAGCAGCATCTGCAATGCAAGAGTACAGAAATGCAAAGATTGCACAAAATGCAAAAACAAGAATGGACGCATTACAAAAAGCAAAAACAAATGCTATTGCATCTGTTACTTCTCCAAATGGACTAACTAGAACTCAAATTGAGGCAGACAATAAAATTATTGCAGATCGTTTAAGTGACATAACAAACACCATTAGACTTGAAAAAGATAAACTTGATTTAACTCTTAAAGATACTCTAGGACTAACAAGAGTTGAAATTGCAGCAGCAGGTAGTGCTATTAAGTTAGCATTAGAAGCGGGAATTAATCCAAATGATTCTAAATTCCTTGGAAATATTCTTAAGGGTGTAAAGGGAGATGCTGACTCAACAATTACTGCACTAACTAATGTAACAGCATCTATCAAAGCAGCAGATGCTGCAATGAAAGCAGCAAAAGCAGAAGTTGGAACTAAAGGTAATAAAGAATTTGCTGATACAGAAGCAGAGAATGAACTTAAAGCAAAAGCAGCAGCAGCAGCAAAAGCAGCAGCCCTTGCAGCAGGAGGTGGCACACCACCAGTATCAACGCCTTCATCTGGATCATCACCAGGTTATGTTGCTATTGGAAGTAATTTTTATCCAGTTGATAATAACTTAAAACCAAAATCAGCACCAAATGCTGATTGGGCCACTCAGATGGGTAGATATTTGGGTGGAGTAGGCCCTATGCCAGACATGTCATCTAAGCCTAAAACTACACCTAAAAAAACAGAAGAACCATCTTACCAAGATAGATTGAGGCAGTTAGGAATTTTGTTTAAGTCTGGTGGTGGACTAATTCCTAAATATATGAATATGGGTGGAGTTGTACCAAAATATTTTGCAGCAGGCGGATATGGTAAAGGAACAGACACTATCCCAGCAATGCTAACTCCTGGAGAGTTTGTTGTTAATAAAAAAGCAACTCAAGAGTTTGGTCCATTACTTAGTGCTATTAATTCCCCAACATTTAAAACTCCTGAAGCAATGTCCTCTATTAAAAATCTTAGTGGATCACAAACAGAAATAAATAATTCCAAAACCCTGTATAATTATAACCTTAGCGTTAATGTTTCTAACAGTAATGCCAATCCAAATGATATTGCACGAACAGTTATCAATCAAATTAAACAAATTGATAATCAAAGAATTAGGAGTTTATAATGGCTACCGCAGCATATATGAGTGGAAGAAAGCGCTATTCTAGACCACAAGGAATTCTTTGGTCAGAAAATCCAGGAACTTTGCAAAGCGGAATGTACGTGCCAGAAGGATTTGAAATAGGATCATATACTACAGAGACTACCAATTTAAATCAATTTTTAATTTTATCCGATCACAATCGTGGTCCTCTTCAATTTAACTCACAGAGAATTGAGCAAAGACAAAGAATGATAAATGGTAATATGAGGTCTTTTCATATTGCTGATAAAAATACTTTAAGTGTGAGTTGGCAAAACCTTCCATCAAGATCTTATTATTCTATACCAAACTGGGCTACTACTGGAGGCAGTCCTGGAACAACCGCACAGTCCCCTGAATACACCGCTGATGGGGGTGCAGGCGGAGTAGAAATGCTAGACTGGTATGAAAACCACACGGGACCCTTTTGGATGTTCCTAGCCTATGATAAATTTAATAACTATGCACAAGATGGAACCTCAGCACCATATACACATCTAGAACAATATAACCAAATTGTTCAAGTTTATGTTTCTGATTTCTCATATACTGTATCTAAGCGTGGACAAAGCAATCATGATCTTTGGGATATTACGGTATCACTGGAAGAGGTTTAAATGTTTGTAAATGCAACATTAAAAAACCATATAGAAACTTCTCCAACAATTCAAACTCGTGCAACAATATTAGCAGAGTGGAATATGAATGTTCCAGATAATATTTTTAAATTGGGCAACTATAGAAATAGAGATACAAAAAAAGCATCTTTGTCATTTGATAAAGACGATGCTGCAAACTTATACACAGGAGCAACAGATGCAGATATTGTAGTTGATAATGGGTATGACAATGAGGATGTTCCATCACTATTTTCTAAAACCAAAGAACAATATAATATGTTTTATTCGTTAGAGGATTGTGTTAAACCTTTTCGTCCAAGATCTGGAATCAACAAAGCCTTTTACATTCCAGGAAGACATTTTCATAATTTTAATACTAACCTAATTGAAAATCAAGAATCTGCAACTTTTGCTTATGATGGCAACGGAGCACTTATTTATGAATATGAAAAAGATTCTCAGGGAAACTTTGTATATGAAAAATATGCTAATGGTGTTGTAAAAAATGATTCAAACAATTTACCTATTAAAAAAATAAAAAATATTGTAGTTAATAATTCTATTAATGGAGTTAGTTCTTTTACACAAAGACCAAGATATTATATGGCATCAAGAGATGATCAATTTAAATATTGGACATCTTATAGAACAGAAAAAGATAACGATACAGACTATGTTACAAAAGAACGAGGAATATCAAAGGCATCTGCAAATAATCAATATCCAATTGAAGATGCGGCACCATTTGTAGTATATAAAGAAAATGTTCCAGCCAACAGACTTATTGTTAAAATGCAAACACATGTTGGAACTAAAAATTTAGGTCCATTTAAAACAAACACAACAAGTATTTCAGATCCACTTTATGGAAACTCCAACAAGCAGGTTCCTATTAGTTGGAGAGTAGAATACTTATCTGGAAATTCGTGGGTATCAGCAAAAACTTTTAATGCTAATTCCTTAAGAGACGATGGAACACCAGTAATTAACGAAGACGGATACGTAGAGTTATCATATGGATTAATAACTCCAATTGAATATAAAACTAAATTTATTCATGTTGAAAAAATATCTTCTACAACATTATTGCCAACACGATCAATTGATGGGTATGCTTATTTACTTGTTACATCATCAACTGACAAAGGGCTTTATTATATTTGGAACAACACAACAAAAGTTTATGAAACCTTTATTCCTGAATATGGATGGAAATTAACTAATTCAGACTTAACCAAAGAAACAAACTTTGTCACTGATTTTACATCACCAGAATATTTTATTAAAGATAACATTACTACATACCGTGAATTTCAATATGTTAGAGGAATAAGAATTGTTGCAGAAACAATGAATAAATTTGATGCAACATTTGATTTAATTGAAATGTCACCAAGATTAATTGCAGACATATCAGATAAAACTATTAACTACAAAGTAACTAAACAACTATCTGATCTTGGATCAACATCATTGCCAGTGGGACAACTTTTAGCCTCAACTGGAAATATTTCAATATTTGATGATGACCAAGCATTTAACGAAAATAATACAAATAGTATTATTTCTAAATATGTTACAAAAAGCATTAAGTTTAATTTTTATGAAACATTTTTAAATATATCTGGAAATGATTACAGTGTGCCAATCAAAACTTTATATTCAGAAGGTTTCCCACAAGCAGATGTAACTGGTGGAACTATATCTTTAGAGTTAAGAGATTTTTATTTTTATTTTGAATCAATGCTTGCTCCAAAACTTTTTCTTACAAACATATCAGTAAGTTATGCAATATCTATTTTATTAGATGCTATTGGATTTAGTAACTATGTTTATAAAAGAATAGAAGGAGAAATGGATCCAGTTATTCCATATTTTTTTGTGGGGCCAAATGAAAGTGTTGCACAAGTATTAAATGATTTAGCAGTATCAACACAAACAGCAATGTTTTTTGATGAATATAATAATTTTATTGCAATGAGTAAAAATTATTTAATGCCAGCAGCAGGACAAAGGTCAATAGACACCACATTAATTGGATCAAAAACAAATGATGTTGTAGTAGAGATAGATTCAAGTTCAGAAGATGCAGGTGAATATACTAACGCTGTAGAAGAATTTTTTGATGGTGGTCTTTATAGTACTGAATATTGGGAAGATGAACTTGGTGGAAATAGTCCATCCCTTTCGGAAAATTCTGTGCAAATAATTAAAAATAAATTAATTACTGGTAAAAAACTTCCTAACATTATTGCAATTGCTTCTCAAGATAAAAAGATTTATAATGATGGAAAAATTAATTATACATCACGGTATATTGATAAAACCTATTCAGCAATAGGAGAAGAGACTATATCAAGTGCAGAAAATAAATTTTGGGTATATAAACCATCTCTCCTGTGGGAAATATCTAATTATGAAGAACTAAAGGGATCAAATCAAAAATCAAGTGGGTTTACATTATCAGCACTTGCATTAAACTCGCCACTTGCAGGGGCAGCCCCAACTGTAGTTGCCAATCAATTAATAAATAATGTTATTGATTTTGGAGAAAGCATTTATTTAATTTCAAGAAATCAAGGTTACTTTTATGCTAATGGTGAAATTATTAAATATGATGCAGTTCAATATTTTGTTGAGGGAATTGGAAACGTATGGATAAGTAGCGATTCTGAATACAAAAATTATTTAAATAAATTAAAATATAATGGCAAAATATATCCAAATGGAAAAGTTAGAATATACTCAGAGCCTTATTATGAAACGGTATCTGGAGTGACAAGAATGAAAAATGGTGCAGTAGCACAACATGGAAGGGCTCAGTTTGGAACAGTGATTGTTTCCCATAAAGCAGCCCTAGATCCATATTGGGTTAGCACTAGTAATCGTAGAGGTTGTTTAATGGACTCTAAATATTTATTTGGAGACACCACCTTTGAAGGAACTACTGTTGCTGGCTCTGCGGGTATTTCAAATACTGTTGCTAATTCAGCATTTGTTAATGGTGTAATTAAAAGATTTTTATCAGAGTATCAGTTAACAGAAACAGAAAGAGCATCTATACAGTCTATAGATCCTGCAAAAAATAAAGGATTGGTTCAATCATCAGCACTTGTTTTTAAAGGTAAAGATTTTATTGCAACAGATCCAAAACCAATTGATCATATATCCTATGTTTACAAAACATTAGACAAAGCAGTCTTTAAACATTTTGGAACTAGAATGCGTATTATTGGTGACATTGGCGGAGAATTAAAAACACAAAGTGGTAGTGTAATTTCTACTGCAGTTCCACTTTCTGGAATGACATATTATAAAAATAACTCTACTTCGCCAGAACAAAATGTTAACATATCTGGAAACTCTGGAGGACTTGCAATTCTTCTTAATCCAGAAACTAATAATGGATATTACTTTGAAGTTATTGCATTAGATGGGGCAACTACAGATACTTCAAATATTATATTTTATAAAATTGAACAAGGTACTGGAGAAGCAAATGCTATTCCAACATTATTGTTTAATGCATTTAATGAACAAATTCAATATGACTCTGGAGATTTTGCTGGCATATCAAGAAAATATGGTGAACAATATACAACAGTATATGATTTAGCAGTAGAGTATGAAGATTTAGCAAATAAAAATACAAGAAGATTTTATTTATATGTAAATGATGTTTTAATTGGTCAGGTTGATGATACTTCACCACTTCCCGTATATCAGAATACTGCTTTATTTATTAGAGGATCTTCTAAATGTATGTTTGAAAATTTTTATGCTTTAACCAACAATTACTCACAAAACTCTGGTTTTGCAATAAACAATCAAGTTGGAAAGGTTTTTTCATCAACACCAATTACTGCTAACCAATCATTAAAAAAATATGCAATGAGCGGAATTTTACAAGAAGCATACCTAACTGGTTTGAGTACTTTTACAACTCCAGTTTATAGTATTTATTTTGAAGAATTTGGAACTATTATGAGAGAGTGTTCATACATTAATGCTAAATTTGACAATGCATATCCAGCACTATACGCCAAAATGGTGAGTGCGCCAGACAAAGTAAAAGAATATACAATTTCTGGTTTCCAAGCAAATGCTTATGGAGCAGAATTTTTAATATTTAATGCAACAGACACTTTATTAGATGTAAGCACAACCACTTCAAACTTTTTAAAAATTCAAGGTATTGCATTTACAAGCGATAGCAGTAATGAACTTACAGTAGATGATTACTTTAAAAAGAAATCAAGTTTTTCAGATCCTGAACTTGTCGGAGATGTAGTGGTTTATTCTCCAAATATAGAAAAAGAAAAATACAATAATGTTAAATTAAGTAGAATGAATTATGGTAAAAGCGCTTTTTCTATAGATACAGATTATATACAAACCACAGAAGATGCAGAAAACTTAATGGGATGGCTAGTAGATAAATTAATGGTTCCAAGAAAAGCAGTCGGATTAGAAATTTTTGCAAATGCCACAATTCAACTTGGCGATATTGTTTCAATTGACTATAAGAATAATGACAACTTAGATCTTGTTACATCTTCTAGTTCACGTTTTGTTGTTTATAATATAGAATATTCAAGAGGATTAGATGGGCCAAAAATGACTATCTATTTGAGTGAGGTGTAACGTGCCATTAATTTCAGACGGAGAATATAAATATGAATACAATGATTTTTTAAAATCAGTTGGTGCATTAGACACATCAAAAAATAGTGGGTATTATTTTGATAATGATCCAGCACCACTAGATCAATCACCCATTAAACAGTCACCATCTTCATTAAATCAAGATCAAAGTGATACCGCTTCCTATTCTGCTTATCTTAAAGCCACGCCACCTACTCCAGAGATACAATTAATTGCTTCTGTAAAAAAACCAGTAAAAATTGCAACACCGCAATATGTTAATTTTCAAAATGATATAAATGCAGAAGACGCAGATTTTTTAAAGATGTTGTATTTTGAACAAATTAACGGCACTATGCTTTTGTCACTTACAAACAATGCAAATTTAAACACCGATAGCGTAAACTATCAACCAATTATTAATATGGCAGAAATACAAAAAGCCCTAGATCCAAAAGGTATTTTGGCTCTTCAAAACACATCTGACAAATATTTTTTAAATTTTCCTATAAAGTTAGAAACAAAGATTCCAAATAGTGGGAATGGCCCTGCGGGAACAAATGTTTATATTAATTTTTCAACTGGAAATTTAGTCATAGAAAGCATAAACTTAAACCCAGGAGAAAAAATTGAAATTGAAACGCTGCAAAATGGTACAATATATGAAACAGATCTTGGAGTTGATGAGTTATGATAACAAATAAAGGAAAAGAAATTATAGCAAAATACTTGCTTGGAACAACCCCTGCCTATGCATCGTATATGGCTTTTGGCTGTGGTCAAAAACCACTAGCAGATGGTGCTGGAGCCGTAGACTATTCAGAAAAAGAAGTATTAAATTTTGAAATGTTTAGAGTTCCAATTTCTTCAAGAGGGTATGTAAAAGAAGAGGGTGTTAACAAAATAGTATTTACTGCAGAACTTCCAACACAAGAAAGATATGAAATTACAGAAATAGGCATTTATTCTGCAGGAGGAAATCCATCCGCTTCAGGATTTGATAGTAGAAGTTTATTATTGTTTACAGAAGAAGAACAGTGGAAGTATCTTGACACTACAGAAAAAGCAATTCCATCAATAAGTTCAGCACTTGATACAAATAATGACAACATTATTTCAACAACAGACAGTGTGTTTCAAGCAGCAGCAGATAATAGAATTTTCTACAAAGAATATAGAAATACAAAAAATGAAAGATGTAGATTTTTTAATAATATGCTTTTAGTAAAAGGAAATTACAGTGATATTAAAAATGTTACTAATGTTACAACAGGCCTATCTGGACAAAATTACATAATAAAAAATGGACTTAATATTGATTTATCTCAAAATTCATTATCAGATAAAATTAAGATTGCATTTTCTCTTGTAAACAAAGATGCTGCTGCAGCCCATTTAAAACCAGGTAGTTTAAAAATTGTTTTAGAGTTTATTAGTAATAACAAATATGCAAGATGTTTGGTTGATTTAGTTCAAGGATCAGGTGGAATTGATTTTGATACTAATAGATATTTTGTAGTTGAAAAAACATTACAAGATTTTGTTCAAGAAGAAGGCTTTTCTTGGGAATCTATTACCTCTGTTAAAATATACTCCTCTGTAGTAACTTCAGGAGCAGCAGTTGCAACACATTATATTGCTTTTGATGCAATTAGATTTGATAATATAAGTACTGTTAATCCTCTGTATGGACTAGTTGGATATTCTGTTATTAAAAATGCTAATGCAGAGCCAATTGAAAAATCTCCAAACACAAACAATTATGTTGAATTTAGAATGTCTTTAGATATTGGTAACGTTGTATAATGATAGTGACTTACAATGGATCTTTTCCTACATCAGGATCAGTTCCAGTAGATGCAACCAATTATAACGTAGCAGACACCATAACTATTCTTGGCAATACTGGAAATCTTATTAAAACTGGCTATAATTTTCTTGGATGGACAACTAATCCTCTCGGTTATGGAACTCTTTATGGCCCAGGACTAGCAAGTACTTATACAGCAGCAGCAGCAAATATAACTTTATATGCCAAATGGATTTCTAAAGATAAAAACATTAAAAAATCTTTGTTATTAAAAAAAGATTTGCCACCAGTTAATGATTCTAATAAACATAGCATTAGATATAGAGTTGTTTCTGACGATCTTAACAGAGCCTCTGCATGGTCCCCAATTTATTATGTAGACGCAGAACCAATTGAAACAGTTGCTGCAACAGTAACTAAGATAGGTGTAACTGCTGCTCCAGCAGGAAGTTTTTCAGTTACTTGGACAGACTCTGTAACGGTTTCTGAGCGCAGAACACCAGAAAAAGGTGTAGCATATTTAACCGTTGTAGAATATATGCCTAAAAGATTAAAGTATGATATTTTTGTTAAAATTGATTCAGCAACTTATTATTCTTATCATGGTACTGCAATTGCGAGTCCGGATAAAGGATCTCAACCAGCAGTTATTACCTATACAATACCAAACACAGCAACTTCAACAATAAAAATTTTAATTCAACCAGAGGGAATTTCTAAGATTGTAGTTCCAGCATTAAAATTGTATGAATCTGGAACAATTACAATACCTTAAGTTAAATGATATAATGGAGGAATAATGGCAAAACTAACAGTACCACAAAGAGGGCAACCTCTAGATGTTTCTTATATGTATTCTTTAGTTGAAACAGTAAATCAACTAAGCGATATTGTTGGAACAACTCAAAATGTAACACAAATTGTAGCAAGCAATGGAAAAAGTAATACAGTTGCAACTGGAAGAGCAGGAATTGTTGGTATTACAACAAACGTAGCAAGTTCTAAAACTATTACTACCAGTGAAAATCAAATTCCATTTACAGTTAATTATAGTTTTCAATATCCACCAATTGTAGTAGCAACTCCTTTTAACACAGGAAATACAGATGCTGGAAAAAACGTTACAGTGGTTATTACTCAAGTGTCAAACACTAGCGCTTCGTTTCTTGTAAGATTTGATACTACTGGAGTGGCAACTGTTGATGTTAACGTTCTTGCAATTGGAATACCAAATTAGTGAAATGTTCAAGATGTGGTGGTATTGTTTTTGTTGACAGACAATACAGCACAAAAGAGCATATTGAAGTTTACTGTGTAATTTGTGGTAAAAGAAAATTTTACCATCCACCAGACAGCAGCAAAGAGGGATCATGGATTCTACAACAGGAAATATTGAGGGCCAAAACTACAATCAGTCCGCTATAGTTTCAGGTAATAAAACTATTTGGTTTTTAAATAATGATTTAGTCAAGGTGCATCACAGAAACAGATCAGACGGAATTGTTGCGCTTTATAATATAAATAAAGACAGGATTGAAACTTGTTTTATTGCGGAATTTAAAAAGAAAAGAGAAAAGGCATATACTATTGGAGAAACTGCTATACTTATTAACAGACATAAAAAGTATATCCCTACTCTTATTAAACGTGGAACAATTCCAGCACCAATAGGATCTAGCATAGGTGGAAAGCGTGGCTGGCAGATAAGATGTTATTATTCAGAAAGTCACATAAGGGAAATAAGGGACATATTGGCATCAATTCATATTGGTCAACCAAGAAAAGATGGTCTTGTAACTAACAACATGACTCCTACTAAACAAGAGTTGACTAGGAGAATGGGCGATGGTATACTTACATATACGAGAACTGAAGATGGACGTTTCATTCCTATCTGGTCTGAATCTATCTAACTACTGAATGGATGTAAAATGGAAAACGATAACACTAAAGTTTCTGTAACTTTGGGCTATACACTTAATCTTGGAAACTTCCAATCATTAAGACTTGATCTTGGAGTTGTTGACTCTAAGAAAGATGGCGAGACAACTAACGAGGCTATGGAGCGTGTTTACAAGTTTGTTGAAGACAAACTAACTGATAAAATCAATGAAGCCAAAGCAGAAATCTCTGAGTAATGCCAGAGCGCAAAGACCGAATGGCTTTGCTTTCAAGGTATAGTAAATACCACAAAGAAAGATACAATGCAAAGCCATCAATGAATCTTAACGTTGAGCAATGGGCAGCAGATGCCCTTATTCAATCGTATGGAATTGAAGGATGTTACGATATTTTAGAATACTATTTTAAGGTTACTGAGAATCCATCTTGGAATACTTTTGCATACCAGGCAGAAAAAATTATTAAGGCTAAAAAAGATAAAGACGAAGATGATAGAGAACGTGCAGAAAGAAGATTGATGGCAAAGGAGTGGCTGAATGGCTAGCATTGAATCAAAGGTATTAAATGCAGTCTTAAAAGATAAACAGATTCACGTTTTGCTACAAGCAAATATTGATGGACTTTTACGAACACATTTAGATGTATGGACATTCATTAGAAAATATTTTGAGGCAAATAGTTCCGTTCCGCCATTATCTTTAGTAATTGAAAAGTTTAGAGATTTTGAAGTAGTCGATGATATTGGAGCAACGAAGCATCACCTTTCAGAATTACAGGGTGATTATTTAAACGATAGTCTTAAAACAATATTACGATCTGCAGCAGGAGAAGTGCAAAGTGGGAATTCAGTAGTTGCTCTAGACTCTCTAATTACTCAAACCTCAGAACTTAAAAAGAATACCTCTTCCGTTAGAGATATTGATGCTACTGACTTTGAATCCGCTGCTGCCTATTTTGATCATTTGCGTAAAATGGAAGAGGCTGGGATTACAGGGATTAAAACTGGTTTGCCAGGATTTGATAACTATCTTCCAAGTGGTATCGCTCCAGGTCAACTGGGAGTGTTTTTAGCCTATCCAGGCATTGGTAAGTCGTGGCTTGCTCTTTATTTTGCGGTACAGGCATGGAAACAAGGCAAAACCCCATTAGTAATCAGCCTTGAAATGTCTGAGACAGAAGTTAGAAATCGTGTATTTACAATTATGGGCGAAGGTCTTTGGTCACACAGAAAAATTAGTCAGGGTCATGTTGAGCCAGAGATGTTTAAAACTTGGCACAAAGATAAGGTTACTGGAAAGAATCCATTTCATATCATTTCAAATGATCAGGGTGGAGAGATTAGCCCGTCAGTTCTACGTGGAAAGATAGATCAATACCGTCCAGATTTTGTTATTGTTGACTATCTACAGTTAATGAGCCCAAACCAGAAGTCAGATAATGAAACAGTAAGAATGAAAAACCTTTCTCGTGAACTAAAATTAATGGCTATTGGAGAAGAAGTTCCTATTATTGCAATATCTTCTGCAACTCCAGATGATGTAAATGATCTTAGTAGTGTTCCAACGCTTGGACAAAC